AGCAGCATATGATTTGCTTAAAAAGAGCGGCGAGAGCTTCTACGTTCAAGAAACCCTCTCGATCACGGTGCACTATGACGATGCAGAATGTTCTGGTGATTGCCTGATGGCAGAGATAGCACACGAGCTTGACATCGAGGACGACGCCTAGTGCTTAACGTAGTCGCCGCCATCAAAGCAGCGCGAACCAAGACCGGCTACATCGTCGCTGTGAACAACTCACTATTCCGCGTGCCATACGGCGGCGGGCTTGATGTCAGCTTCATCATGCAAGGCGCGGCAATTCGCCCTGTGATAAACGGGCCGTTCACGGCGTTCGAGCTTGGGAGTGATGAGCTTGAGCGGCTGTCAGACGGGGGAGAGACACTTCACTACACAAGCAGGCGAAATGGCGTCATTACTGGGGCGTCGTGAGATGGACTACTCAGCCACCATCACAACCCGGAACGTCATGGCACTTTGGGGCGATGGTGGGAAGTACGAAGGACGCGACTGCGATTTGCGGCTGCTTAGAAGCACGCGGGTCGAGATCGTATTTGAGAGGGAGGTAATGGTGAGCCGGAAGGACATCATAATCACGTTGCTAGACCAGCTTGAAGAGATGGCTACGTTTATGGCTGTCAACCTAAGTCACAGCAACGAGGCTAGAGAGCTTGTGCATGAGGCGCGGGCTTACGTCGAGACGTACCGGAAGGAATACAAGCGTGAAGAGGCGTAGTGACTGCGCAAGCGTTGCCATGCTGCCTGAGATCATCGCAGAGATAGACGCGATGGAGAGGAAGCCGACGGCAAAGCAGCGGCGTGAGTTGATCGCGCGATACAGGGCGGAAGAGGATAAGCATCACGGCCAGAGAGTTGGCCCTGTTGCTAGGAGTATGATAAACGAGAACCTTATCGACGTTCTGTTGAGGACTAGGAAGTGGAGGGAGGTTGAGGATGAATGACGACAAAGACACAGAGTTTGTAGACCTGCTGAAATACTCTGAGATGGAACGAGAGAACGCTGTTATGAGAGGCCTGTTGCAACGCGCCTCATCTGAAATAAACTTTGATGATGCCCACGCGGATGCTTTGAATGCGATAGATACGTTCTTAGCCGGAACAAAGCAGACTGGCAAAGTCCTCGTCAACATGGCCACGATGTCAAAGATCTACTACTTGATCGGATATGCACAATCTGCCAGTGACATGACTCCAACTGTTCGTACATGGTTTGATATACTGTGTGAGGAAGCAAACGATCTTCGCGCCACGATTGAGGAAGAACGATGCCTGACATAACGATGTGTACAGGAATAAATGGAGAGAAGATCTGCCATCAGCGCGAGAAGTGCTAATGTTGGCACTTAGCCGCAACTGCCGAGGAAATGTATCTCTATTCTGTCTATAGGTGACCAATGACCACCGGATAATACATAGATCTCCATTGACCCCATAGAATGCGCGGACTATAGTAAGGTAAGCGCATTTATAATGACTCCATGCGTTGGAGCCGTTTTTCGTTGGGGGATATGATGGATGAAGACAATGTGAAAGTTGACGAAAAGCGCGTTAGGGCAAACGCGAGCAACGCAATGGCTCGATCTGATTTGTCTAGGCTTGCCGGTATGCAGTTCAACAACGACCGGGACATCGATACTAACCTCGGCTATACGAAGACACCAAGCTTAGACCAGTATCAAGACTACTACGACCGCAGAGGGCTTGCCAGCGTTATCGTAGACGCCCCAGCGAAGACAACGTGGCGCGAATCCCCAGTTATTGCAGATGGATCTGAAGGCTCGTCTAAGTTTATCAAGGGATGGAACGAGCTACAGAAGCGACTGAGAATCTTCTCATACCTTGAGCGAGCGGATAGGCTATCCGGCATTGGTCATTACGGTGTCGTTCTGATTGGCACGAAAGACGGCCTGCTGTCTGAGGATCTAACTGCTGTAGCCAGCGAGAAAGACGTAATCTATCTATCAACATTCAGTGAGCGATATGCGACGGTAAGTACATACGAAGAGAACGTGAACGATCCACGGTTCGGGCTGCCGAAGACGTACAGCGTGGATCTCAGCAGCAACATCGTGAAGGGATTCAGCAAGTCGAAAGAGATCGTCCACTATTCGCGTATCATCCACATCGCAGAAGGCTTGCTTGAGAACGAGGTATTCGGAGAGCCTAGGCTTCAGAAGGTGTATAACCGGCTACAGGATCTCGACAAGGTAGTCGGCCCATCGGCTGAGGCGTTCTGGAAGATGGTCATTAAGGGCTACGCTCTGTCGCCGAAAGAAGGTTATGAGTGGGATGACGATGCAGGCGTGATTGAAGAATGGCAAGACTACATGCACAACCTCCAGCGGCTTATCAAGGCTGAGGGCGTTGACTTCAAAGAGCTAGGAACCACTCCAGAAGATCCTACATCCGTCTTCAGTATGCTCATTCAGTTGATAGCGGGTAAGACAGGCATACCACAGAGAATCCTTCTAGGAAGCGAGAGAGGGAATCTTGCATCAACGCAGGATGAAGCTAACTGGCTTGGCAGAATAGGCGAGCGACAGATACAGCACGCAGAGCCGCACATTCTGAGGCCACTAGTTGACAAGCTAATTGACATCAATGCGCTTGACGCTCCGAAGGATGGAGAGTATGAGGTGAATTGGCCTGGGCTGTTCTGCCTAACTGACGAAGAGCAAGCAGGCGTCTATGAGAAGAGAGCGAATGCCATAGCAAAGATCACCGCGAACCAGCCGCTTGACATGTTCGACGAGGCAGAGTTGAGAGAAGCGATGGGATTCTCGGCAGAGCGAGAGAATCGTCCTGTGGTGACGAACGTGCTAGACGAAGAAGATGCTGACGTGATGGCGATGTTTGATGAGGTGCAACACAATGTGCTGTAGCCTAGCTGAGAACGCAGTCAAAGGAACGAACCTCCAGCCCGTGATAAATCAGTACATGGGCGAGATGGATAAGCGTTTCGGATGGCTTGCCAAGCAGATCAACGAGAAGATCATCGACGATAAGTTTCTTGGTGGCAGCTTGGTGACGAACGCATACGACTATCCGCTACAGACTAAGAAGATTGAAGGCTTTATGAAGTGGCTCGCCGCGCAGGAAGACAAAGGCATCTTAGAAATTATCAGCTACGAAGGGCGCGGCACGGTTGTGCATTCAGGCTGGCAGAACGTCTATGTAAAGCGCAGCTATTCCAAGGGCGTCGTCTGGGCAGAGAAGCGGATGAAGGAACTCGGCATCGTTCCACCTGAGACTGACGCTGCTATCGGCGCTGTGCTTGGTGGTCCGGTTCACGCTGATGCGCTTGGATCTCTCTACCTGAGAAACTTCAGTGAGCTAAACGGAATCACAAATGCGATGGATCAGAAAATCTCTCGCGTGCTTGCTGATGGGATGGCGAACGGCATGAACCCGCGTGCTATTGCGTCTGAGCTTGCTGGCAAGAATGGAGTGGTGAAGAAACTCGGATTGAGCAGGGCACGGACGTTGGCACGGACGGAAACTGCAAGGGCATTCGACGAGGCAACACTGAACCGCTATGTGGATTACAAGGTGAAGGAAGTCGAATGGATATTCGGCGGCGGGCCATGTCCTAGCAATGTGTGCCCAGACGGTGCGGCTGGATCGCCTTACAAGATAGGAGACGCACGCGGATTGATCCCAGCCCATCCGAATTGTACGTGCGCCTGGGGGCCGATTGTATGAGCAAACTTGTGACGCTTCAAGCATGGACGGCTGAGGTCAGGGAAGAGACGCTAGACGGCAAGACGTATCTGGTTGCGCCTGTTGTGGCTGTAGTGAATGGCGTGCTGAATAACGAGTACCTGTCATCGAGCGAACTGTTGGATGTTGAGATCGACCTATGGAATGACGTTCCGCTGCCGATTGCTCATCCTAATGGCGGCTCTGGATCTGCTAGAGATGTCGCTGTAATCGAAGAGCGTGTCTGTGGACGATTCTACAACGCCGTGTATGAGACGAACGAAGACAAGACCAAGCTCAAGGGCGAGCTATGGGTTGACATAGAGAAGGCGCTGTCTATTGGTGAAGACGGTGAAGCCGTGGTGAATCGACTGAGGGATGGCAAGCCTCTTGAGGTATCGACTGCGTACTTCCGAGATATTGAAGAGACATCCGGTGTATTCGACGGCGATGCTTACGGAACGATTGCGCACGATGTACGGCCTGACCATCTGGCATTACTGCCTAACGAGGTTGGGGCGTGCTCGTGGGCTGATGGATGCGGAGCGCCACGGGTGAACGCAGAGGAGAGCGATATGCTCAAGGTGAATTTACAAGGTGGCGAGAGCTATCAGGAACGATTGGATAACGTGTTGGGGGCAGTCAGAGAGAAATTCGTTGTTGGTGACGACTGGGCTTATGTCGCTGATCTATACGAGGACAACGTCGTGTACTGTGTTGGATCGCCGGATAGCGACGAGCAACATTTCCAAGTCGGATATTCGGTAGCAGGAACCGATATTACGTTCTCAGGGCAGCCGGTCAAAGTTGAGCGCGAGATAACTTATACCGTCGCGCAGAATGAGGAGCAAAGCATGGCAGATAACGGTAAGTGCGAGACGGGGATTCTTGACAAGATCAAGGTGTTTTTCAAAGGGCTAGGGGTGAACACGATGAACAGAGAGGCAATGGCAGCGGCACTGATCGAGAGTGGCGTAGAGGAAGCAGTACTTGAAGGCGCAACCGATGAGGCAGTGTCGATGCTATACGATGGCATCCAAGTTGCCGATCCAGCGCCAGAAGCAGATCCAGTAGCGGAAGCAGATCCAGTAGCGGACGATCCATTGATCGAAGCAGATCCTATTGCGGATGCTGCACCTGTGGTTAACGCAGAGACGGTTATCGACGGCGTGAAGCTCGGAGACATCGCACGATTCATGAAGGATCGTAATAGCGAAGTCGTAGCAGAGCATAGCGGTCTTGTCGATACGTTAGTGGCTAACGAGCGCTGCACGATCTCGAAAGAGTCGTTGGCGCTGATGCCAGATACTGCGTTGAAAGAACTGGTAGCGAACTTCTCGCCTGGGAACTATGCAGGAATTGGAATGCCACGTACGAACAGCGATACGCAGGAAATCCCTGCGCCTCCTGCCATCGTGACAGCAAAGCGAGGTGAATGATTATGGCTCAACACCATACAGTTCAAAAGACAATTATCGTACGGTCGAAGCCTGAAGGCTTACTCCAGAAAGAGTGGATCATGGACGCGGCTGGACTGCCTGGAATGCTTGTAGAGCTTGCAAGTTCTACGCGTATTCAGGTTTGCTCAGGAACTCTTGCTCCTCAGTTCAAGGTTATATGTGAGAGTGGTAGCGTGCCGACAAGCGGTACGTATGCAAGCGGCGATCAGATGCCGTTCGTTATTCCTCAACGCGGTGACGAGGTAATGGTCTACGGTACGTCCGCAGCATTGGCGACGATTGCCGTTGGTAATGTTGTCTTCTCAGAGGGCAATGGCTTCGTCTCTCAGGGCACTGCTATCGCTGGAACGTCAGGCCTTGGCATCGCTCTTGAGACTGCAACGATTGCCGCCGATCCTGGGTTGGCTCAATATAAGATCGAGGTGCTATGATGAACCAAGCACAAGTAAGTCAGTTCAAAGATATACCGGGTGCGAGGAACGTCATTCAGCGACTACGAGCAAACAACTTCAACGTAGGCAAGGCGTTGCGAACGAATGCAACTCTTCCTCGTGATGCCTGGGAAGCCATCGACCAAACCGTTATTGAGGTTTCGGGGCAGCGATTGAACGGAATTGCAGATTTGCAGAGCCGTGGTCTGATTCGCAACCTCGACGGCATCGGCTTTATGTATGACACGTGGCAGACGATGAGTGACATTCATTCGGCTGAACAGTCAATGAGTGGGTTGACTCAGGGCGCACAGAATAGCGCCGAGTATGACGAGACGACCATCCCATTGCCGATCACGCATGTAGACTTCCAGATTCCGCTTCGCAAGCTAATTGCGATGGATCAGCGCGGAACGCCTCTTGATACCACGATGGTCGCTCAGGCGACTAGGAAGGTCATTGAGAAGCTTGAGGACACGCTCTTCAACGGCTCGTCTGTTGTTGCGGCTGGTAACTCTCTGTTGGGCTACATGAACTATACGGACGGGAATCAGATCACTACGCTTACCGGAAACTGGACAGGCACTATCGGTAACTGCGAGAAAGACCTTGCCCTGTTGATGGCACAGCTCCAGACTGATCATCACTATGGTCCGTATATTCTGTACGTCAACGCTCAGAACTGGAACGATCTACAGCAGCGCGATTCTACCGCCGGTGGGATTACCTACCTTGAGATCCTCAAGAATAAGGCTGGCATTGCAGACGTGAAGCCTTCTGATGCAGTTGCATCTGGGGACATCGTGCTTGTCGAGATGACACGCGAGACCGTAGATAT